CGGGACTGCACTTGGCTTTGAAATATCCCCAAGCACAATAGTCAGTATCCGCAGGGCAATGGTTGCAGCGGGTCTGGATGTTTGGGAGGAAGCCCCAAGGTCAAAAGAAAATAAGGGGTTGTTCCTAAAGGTAGCGACTCTGGAAAAGCAGATGGAAGTACAGTTGGCAGAACAGGATCGTAAGTTTAAGATCGTGTTTGAAAAGTTGCATGAACTAACGAATGGTTCTAATGGGGAAGATAAAGTTCCTGTTGATTTGGAAGAAAAACCTTTTCCTCCTACACAATTTAAGCGACCGGGGGATACAACATGGCAGTCGTAGTAAAGAAGGGTAAAGAGATACGCCCCCTGCGGATATGTATCTATGGATCAGATGGTTGCGGTAAGTCAACTTGGCCAAGGCATGGTTTATTCTTGGACATGGAAGGAGGCCTAGGTGAGATTGACTGCCAATCTATTGATCTTGTGGATTCAACATTTGCTGACGTTATGGATGCGGCGAGATATGTTTACAAGGAGTTTAAAATATTAGGCGTAGATACGTTAGTCATAGATAGTATTGATTGGTTGGAACGTAAAATCTTCAATGCTGCTTGTCTGGATAATGGATGGTCTTCTATTGAGCAACCCGGATTCGGAAAAGGATATGTGATGATCCTCAAATACTGGACGGAGTTTCTTAATTCTATGGATAGACTCAGGGAACTTGATCTGAATATTGTCCTGATCAGTCACAGTCAGGTTGAAAAATTTGACGATCCAATTGTGGATAATTCTTTCCACCGTCACACGCTTAAAATTAATCGCCACTCACGGGCCTTGGTCTGTGAGTGGGTCGATGTTTTGGGTTATGTTGCTCCAGAGGTTCTGACATCCAAGTCGGGTGACAAGTTTGGAACACCTGAATACAAGGCAATAACAACTAACCGTAGGTTGATTCACTTTGGTGAGCAACCTACCTTTATCGCAAAGTCTAGGATGACTTTGCCTGAGAGTCTTCCCTTGGATTGGGAAGCATTTACATCCGCCGTGCAGTCAGCACGGGCGGAAGGCACTACTGCCAAAAAGAAACAGGTTCAAACAGGTAAATAGTATGGAACTAATGTTCGATTCTAGCACGGTTGTGGAGCAGGATAATTCCTTTGCTCCGCTGCCAGCCGGGGACTACCAAGTGATTGTAGATGACTCGGATTTTCGTGAGACAAAAAGCGGTAATGGCCGCTACCTTCACCTTGAGCTATCAGTTGTTAGCGAAGAGGGTAAGGGCCGTAAGGTTTTCGACAACCTGAATTTGGAAAATCCAAATCCACAGGCAGTCGAGATAGCACAACGTCAACTAGCTGGCTTAGTCCGAGCGTGTGGGAAAATCAAGATTGCGGACTCTTCGGAGTTGCATAATATCCCCGTCATGGCTAACCTCTCAGTCCGTCCAGCTTCTGGTGGATATGACGCTAGTAACGATGTGAAGTATTATAAGATGCTGCCACAGCCAACCGTGGTTCCACCGTCAAATTCGGGGACTCCCAAAGATGATATTCCATTTTGACTCTGATTTGATACTGTCAGCCATTGGCATATATCTCTGCGGTGTAGCCACTGGTGTTTCTGGCCTCGTCCTGTGTGTATTTTTATATGTGGGACGAGGTAATCAAATATACCTTTCACAAACTGATGAAGAAGAAGTGTGAATACTGCGGTAAAGAATATTCTCCGTCTAAAAAACAACATCCAAGGCAGAAATATTGTGGTAAATTGTGCAAGGATAAGGCTGCGTGGCAACGCCTCAAAGATTCTGGTGATATTCGCCGGAGGAAAGGGGGCTACAACAGGTTGACCTACATCCGGTGCTGGCTGCGCCAGATTGATTTGAGTGTACCATGTTTCTACTGCAAGAAAAGACTATTCCCCGGTGACAATTGGGTACTGGATCACTTGCAGCCCCTCTCTAAAATGAGTACAAGAAAAGAGATGACTGATCCCAGTAACCTTAGAATAGCCTGTGTTCCCTGCAATGTTAAGAAGGGCAATACGCCTTACGAAGACTTTATAAAAAACAAATAACTCTATCACTATGGAGAGAGATGGAAGTTTCATACTTTTACGGGGTCAAGCATAGGAACCCTATATTCAAGGACATTGATGATATTTTTGATGAGATAAAAAATGGTGACCATCGGCAAATCATTAACACTTGCCGTAAAGCCCTAGACTCTGGTGACAAGGACAAGTATTCACTGCTGAAGAGAAAGCTGCCTTGCTACACTATCAGCTGCCGTACCACTGAAAGAAGGGCGGATATAATAGAAGAGTACAGCGGCCTGATGCAAGGTGACTTGGACAATCCGAGTGGAGATGTTCAGATACTGAGGGATAAACTATTCAAAGACCCACACGTTGAAGCTGCTTTTGTATCACCATCTGGCCGTGGTGTGAAACTCTGGATCAAGGTTGTTCCAGATGCAACGAAGCATAAAGAATCTTTCCTTGCAGCAGAGGAATATTTTAAGCAGCAACATAATGTTAAACTTGATCCTGCCGTTAAGGACATGGCAAGACTCTTCTTCCAGAGTTATGATCCTGATGCACAAAGGAAAAATAATGCCATACCAATCCCACTGCTTCCTGATGAAACATTATTTGACAAGACTCCAACTCCAACTGTTGAAGTTAAAACTACATACAGGCTGGAAGATTATGAACGTGCAGTTGAGGCACTAAAACAAATTCCGCCAGAAGAGTATCTGGTCTGGCAGGAATGTGCAATGGCACTAAAAGATGGGCTTGGTGAGAAGGGATACGAATTATTTGTAGAGTGGTCGAAGCGTAGCGATAAGTGTAAACCCAGTGAATTAAAATATAAGTGGAATAGTTTTGACAAAGAGTGGAGGGGTGAGAGAATAACATTCTCAACTCTATTCTACCATGCCCAAGACCCTTGTACCCACAAGACTCTTGACACTCCGCCCGTGAGCCAACGAGACTCGGAATCGGTGACTCTCTCCGCCGATTATCATACCCCGCCGGGTTTCGTTGGCCATTTTTCTTCCTTCCTTACACAACACTCCAAGTACAAGCAACCAATCATTGCACTTGCATCCTCACTTTGTTTTGCTGGAACCCTGATGGGCCAGAAGTTCCGTACCGAAGAGAACACACGCACCAACCTCTTCCTTGCCATTCTTGCACCCACTGGATCAGGCAAGCAGTTTCCCCGTGACGTTATAAAACAATTCGATAATGCACATGACCTGAAGATGTTTGGGTCAGAGAAAGTCACCTCCCGTGCGGCCATCGAGAGACTGATGACTTGGCGGCCAAGCTGCCTCTTCCTCATTGATGAGTTTGGTATGTATCTCAAACAACTGATGGCAACAACCACTGGCTACCAAGCAGATATAATACAGACCTTAATGGAAGTATTCACTTCCTGCACCGGGCCTTACTATCCACTTGACCGGGCCACTCAGGAAGAGGATAGAATCTTTATTGACCAGCCCTGTCTTTCGGTGCTGGGTACTGCAACCCCGGAAACTTTTTGGGATGGACTCAACACTTCCAAGATAAGGGACGGTTCACTGAATAGGTTCTTGATTTTCCAGACTCCAAACAAAAGACCTGAACGACACCGTCCAGAGATTATCCGCAAGTTTCCTGCTGACCTGATTGATCAGGCTTTAAAGTTCAGGGATACTCCCATCAATCCGCAGCCGGGTAACGTGCAGTCACACCCGGAGCCACAAGTTATTCACTACACTGATGAAGCATTCATCTGCTTTGAAAACTTGGAAGATGAATGTACAAAACTCATTGATGCCCAAACTGTGACAAGTTCCATGTGGGTGAGGGTAGTTGAGTATGCAAAAAAGATTGCATTGATCGTTGCAGTTGGATGTGATAAGGATGAGATTAGTTTTGAATATGCTGAGTATGGATGTGGCCTAGTGAAACAGTTGACTGACCAGACTATAATATCCATCAAGGAAAACCTGTCTGACAACCTCAATGAAAAACTATCAAAGAAAGTGGAACGGATAATCAGGGAAGCTGGAGCAGCTGGAGTCACCTCTTCAAAGCTGACTGAGAGAACACGTTACCTGAATAACTCACGGCACAGGAAAGAGATACTATCTGATTTACAGGATAGTGGCCTAGTTGTTTGTGTTAAGTCTAAAGTGGATAGTACGAACAGACCTTTGGAAACTTGGTACTGTACTGACCCCTCTCAGGAGGGGTCAGATTTGGGGGGTACTACTAGATAGGCGATACGCTTTCGTTGCTCTCAGCGTGATCCTGTGAAGCCAAATCGGTTGCTACTAACCCATTCACATAGGCTGCACCCGATTTGAATATTCCTGTTGCTTCCATTTGCTGATCCAACTTTTTCTGCATCCTTGCAGAAAGTTGTTCGTTGATCCTAACCAGTTTTGACTTTGCCCTTCGGTTTTTTCCTGTTTTGTTCATGTAATCTCCTCGCAATCGTTTGAATTAAATGTGTCACGAATACCTAAGTATAAATCTATATACCTATTCGTGTTTGTCTCACCTTCCTTGATGCATTCAATAACTTCATCCATCATCAACTCATCTCCGGCAAGACAATAATTTTCGTTAAGACAATATTCTATTACATTGCCTGACCCCTCATGTATGTTGCTCCAAGCAACAAGAAATTCCTTACTACCTTCTGTAAGGTATAAGCACTTAACCGTGTGCTGGTCTGTTCTGAATGATTTTAATAACCTAATCATGTTACCTCCAGTATTCTAATGTTAGAACCACCAAGGACTACATTGCCCTTGCTGTCATACTTCCATCTCCCTTCGTCCTCTTCTTGTTCCTCAAGAACCTCATACACCCTCCAAAATGTAAGGGTTACCAGTTAAGGTTTGATGCTTGGTAATCTCCACATAATCAAACCCGTTGCAGTGATTAATAAACCATTCATCAAAACAATCTTGATTGTATGGTGGAACACGATACATTTTCTTGACAACCCTGTTGTGTTCCTGTCGCAATTTGTTCATGCGAGTTTTATTAAAATAAGTTTCAGGATTGTTTATTGCTCCGTCTATGTTTACTAAACTCATGTTTACCTCTCTCTGTTTAAGTTAAATTAAATGCGGCCCCTACCCGAATACTCCAGACTCACCTTACCCTGAATATTCCCTCCACTACCCTGCCACGGGGCCGCAAAAGTTTTAATGATCCCGAAGTTCCTCCGGGGGATTGACCCGTGGAAAACCTCCAACGTATCCCACTGTTTTATTACAGTGCAGACAAGTGCCGCTTCCCTTCCCGGTAAATTCAATCGCCGGGGATATTCCAACAGGGATAGTTTCAACAGCAACAGGTTCCTCTTCCGGTATAGGCTCTGGCTCTGGCTCCGGCTGGGCAAGGTAAAAGGGGGATGTAGGTTCTTCAAGCAAACCATTCAGCTTGTTGATTATCCCTTCCTTGTCAGGCTTAATCTCTATTGCGTGGACTCCCATGCCGTTTGAAAAAATAACATCGCTTTGGTTGCCATTCATTTTCCTTGCGGTGTGATCGTCTTCCTGGCAACAC